AAATATCCCCTCACTGTGGTGACGGAACATTCTATGTTTACTCGGCCCAATCCATTTTTTAGTTTCATCAAACCAATCATGAATTGCCTGGTAATCAAGTATATGTCCACCAAATCTCTTAACTGATGATTTACAATGATCTAAAGGATGTGCCATTAATCTAAAGTTTTATCTATTAATTCTCCACTATGTATAAACTCCTCAGCAGTAGTTATATATATCTGATTATTTATTTTGTATTTTCCAGATGGAACTATGATACAAACAGTACCCTCACCTCCATCATTATTCCACCAATCTTCAATATCATTAAGAAGTCTATCTATAACAAAAGAGTCAACTTCACTACAAAGTTCAGTGCTTAAGTCATTTAAATCATTTCTGTCATCACCCCAAACATCTAAATCATAAATTTCATCAAAAGCTTCATTTGTTATATTGCTTAATTTTTCTGCTGTATACACAACATTTTCAATTGCACCAGAGTCTCCACTCCCTGCATAATGTACTTTAATTCCAGTAACGCCAAGATCAGCCAACTTAAGCAGAAGGCCTGTCATTTCTAATTCTGTCATAGTTATTTTGTTTTGTAAAATCTGCCAAGTATATTGGCATTTAAATACTCTTCTCTTTCAAGCACCTCATACTTAAACTGGTGCTTTACTTCTTGATATGTTAGTTCAGTTGCTGAATAACAAATCATCAAGATTTCTCTTTTAATCATAACTCCTGCTTTATAAGCTTCTTTTAGTTGCTGATTGCTACTATAGTAGTTCATAAAGTTAGGTTTCTGTTCACGGGTATATTTCTTTAGTCTTTTATCAGTGACCAAGGCTAAAGCTTTTTTACCAAGCTTTTTCTTTACATTAGAAAAGAAATTCTTCTTGCCAATATAAGCAACAGACTTACCATCTATGATAGCAGTCATAAGATAAATGAATCCAACAGAACCTTCTGGTATAGAAGACTCATTAAACTCTTTACTTTTATATACCCAACTCATCTTTTAATGTTTTAATCAATCTAAGTAATTCTAGTTTCTCTTTTTCTGATTCAAAATACAATTCTCTAAAGTTATTGTAATCAATATTTAAAGCTTCAATTACACGTTCTAAATCATCAATCTGAGAAATATATTTACTCTCTTGTTGCATGTACTCATACAACACATCTTGTTTTATACTAGCTGTCATTCTTTAAAGCTTTAATTAGTAATGGATGCAAGTGCTCTTTAACTTTTATTACTCCATACATAGCAACTGAATCTGAGAGATCCTTTTCCATGTCTAGTATAACATAGTTAAGACCATATCTTTCTTTGTATCTCTGCATAGATTTAATACCTGGGTCATCATTGTCAAATATTACACATACATTTTTGTATTTGCTTTTGAGTTGACTAATAATGTTCTCAGGAATCATACTGTTTTCACTGTCTGGAGCAATGGCTTCTATATTCTGATAGCCAAGCTTTACAAAACACATTAAATCTTTTAGAGAAGATGTAATTACTAAATAATCTCTTTCAAAGCTCAATTGATCTACACCCTGAATGTAATTCTCTACTTTGATAAACTTCTTATCTAGATTTTTTGGCATGTAGATTTTATAGAGACTCCCGTCCTTTCTAAAATAACCATACAGATACTTAATACTACTAGTAAAAGAAGATACTGAACCATCTTGTTCTGTTTTCTCCATAGTAAAATGATTAAGAGGAGCTACATTGTAATACTCAAGAATCTTAGAGCCTAGTTTAAATCTTTTCCAAAATTCTTCATCTAGATTAGTCCAGTGTCTTATCTCATAATCAACTACCTTATACTTATCATGATACTGTAGCTCAAGTCTTTGAGCAGGAGTATGGTCTGTTAAATAGTTTTGATAGTCATTTATAACTTTACCTATTACGGCACCAACACCTTCAAGATTAAATAGATGTTGAACAAGATTAATACAATCACCTTGATAACCAGAAGAGAAGTCTTTAAACTTATACTCAGCTTTACTTGTGTCAAAGTAAATAAACATAGAAGGAATCTTATCCTTAGAGTTAAATGCAGATAGCATCTTTACATCTTGACCTGTAAGTCTTTCTTTTAAATTCAGATAATATTCAAAGATCCATTCTTTAGGAACATCAGAAAAGTTTGTAACTAAGTTTTTTGTAGATATCATAACCATAAAATTAGAAAAAGGGGAGCTGTTTCCAACTCCCCCTATAACTATTTAGTCTAGGCTGAAGTCAGAAGATGCTCTTGGTGGAACACTAAAGTCATCATCATCTCCAAATGAATCAACTGCCTTTACCTCTAATTTCTTGAGGTGGTCAGCTTCATTATATTGAAGAGTTTTACCTCCCTGAGCAGTAATAGCATAGCCATCTTTACTACCTTTAGGAAGCCATAAGTCATAGTTTGTATAACCAGACTTACCTTCATATTCTTTACCTGCAACACAAGCATCAAAATATCTGTCTTTGAAAGGAGCATCATTATTGAATGCTTCTACAAATTCTTCAATTGTATCATGCTTATTATCTTGTGCAAGAAACCAATCATTCATATCTAATGTCTTACATAGAGTATGTAAAAACGTAAGAATAGAATTATCTCTTTCTATTACTCTTCCTGTTTTTGTTTTCCCATCTGCAAAAGCATATTGATTTGCTTTTACTCTTCCAATTTGACCGGCATAATGACCTTTTGATTCATCATCTTTATCAATCATAAAACCCTCAAATCCATCAATAGGATCAGTCTCAACATTCAGCATTAAATGCTTTGCACCCTCAATGAATTTAAAATCATCAAGATAAACACTATTAATCTTTAGTGTATAATTACCTGGTGCAATTGTTTTAGGTAGTCCTGAACCACCTTCTTTTCCTAAACCTGCTGTGCTTAAAGCCATCTTTCTTTGTTTTATTTGTTATTAATCTACGAATACTTTGTCCCAGTAAGTTTTATACTCACCGTTCTCATCAATTTCTGAAATCACTATTTCTTGATTTCTTAAGTGCTCTGGTCTTGCACCACAAGCTACATCATCATTAGTTCTAAAACTAAGGACATTCTTATCACCTTTTCTATGGAGATAACCAATAGCATCTGAATTAGAAGTTGTAATTCTTTTCAGCTTACCAGTTAAATCCAAATCCATAGATGAGAATGTACCTCCTGCTTTTTCTAACTGAGTATCTTTTACGTGACCAACAAAGATCACATATGGAGCCCATGTTAGAATGTACTCAATGACTTTTGTAAATGCTTGTCTAGTCCAGAAATAACCAGCACCTTCAGGTAAACCAAGAATATTTCCATACTTAGCTTTACCTCCTGTTTCTGAAGTAAACCAATTTTTACCCATTGGTGACTTAGAATACAGCATCTCAGCATATGGAATAATCATTTCTTCTAAAGCAGTAATTGTATCTACTGCAATATACTTATACGGATACCCGGCATCTTTGATAGCCTTACCAATCTCTTTGATATCCTCAAATGTTTTGGCATCTACCTTCATTGCATTAAGATACTTAGTACCTCCTTCTAAATCTAGTATAAGACAGTTATCAAGTGTACTCAATAAACTTGTCTTACCAATCTTAGGCTTAGAAAAGATAATAAGATTCTTAGGACTCTGATGACTCGGAGCCACTTTTGTTGTTGGCAATACTATTCCCATGATTACTTAGATTTAATTATTTCATTTAACCACTGCTTTTGACTTACAGGTTTCTGTAAGATAATTGCTGCAAGATCACGTAAAGTGATATTGTTTAATGGTGCATCCTGGTCAGGATCAATAATTGCATCAAAGTTTGGGAATAAAGAGTTCTGAGTAGGTGTTTCTTGCTCAAACTCAATTTTCATAAGCTCTGAAACAGGAACAAGATATCTGTAATGCCCATTAGCAGCTGGCTCAGTCTTTGCATACTCTTCTTCATAATGAGGATTAAATCTCCATTTGTAAAGAACTCTCTTTGGATCTTCAGGATCTAAATCAATACTAGTAAACTCCGTATAAATATCCATACCTTTCTTGACTTCACTTTGAAAGAAGCCAATGTGTTGCTCACTCATACCTTTAGGTATATAAGCACACTTAGGGATAAATAAAGGGTTTTCTTCTTGAATCATCTTAAATTTCCAAGTGTGATGCTGCAATAACTCTTCAGTTTTTTCTTGTCTGTTCACTGTTGGTTTTGTTGATAAACTCATACTTTATTGTTTTGTTGATAATCTTTTCTCCTGCTGTGGAGGAGTAATCATTTCTATTAGCCTCATCTTTTCAAACTCAGCTTTGAAGAAGCTTAGTCTTGTGTCACCATTTCTACATTTCAGAAAGTGTAATACAATAACTCTGTCATCTTCAATTACATATCTGTCTGGTCCATAGAATCTAATCTTCTGCTTAGCAGGTCTATTGATACCTATAACAGTATCAGCATGCTGTAACAGAGCATCAGCTCCAAATAAATCAGACTCAAGTACATAGTTACCATATTTACCCTCTTCACTTCTGTCAGGGTTATCTATATTTCTATTGAGCTGACTCAGCACAATAAAAGATATAGGAAACTGCCTTTTCATTAGTGTTAAAGCTTCACCAAGATTATTAAGCATGTCATGCTTATCTTTCTCAAATGCTGCTTTCTTAAATAATAAAGAGTGATCAATAGTAATCAGTACTTTTGGTAAAATCATGTTGTTTTCAGAATCATAAGTTGCATGTTCCATCATATACTCCCCTATAATTTGCTTGAACTCTTCTATGGTACAAGGCTTCTCTACTACATCTATGGGATATTTCACTTTGGTCTTTGCGTAATCATAACATTTTAATAAATCAGATTCAGAAAGCTTTCCATCAGCACTACACAAGTACTTATATGATCTTCCTATTACACTGGAATACTCACGTATTGCAGATGTTCTTGCTAGCATTTCAAACTGGAATTGCAGAACCCTAAAATTCTCACCTGGGTTGAGTGGGAAAGATTCCCTTACTATCTGTTCTGCAATAAGTGTTTTACCACTAGCTGGTCTGCCACCAATAACAGTAAGAGTATTCCACTCTATACCATCAGTAGTAGCATCATTAAACTTTGCCCAAGGAGTCTTAAGACTTTTTATCTGTCCATTCATCCTACCTTGTAGGTATTCCAAAGATTGTTTAAAGCCGTCTCTTTGACTACTCCATTTTTTTGAAGTCTCCTTTTTATTATTATCCATAAAAATTGATTTGCTTAATCAGCAGATTTTGCAGTATTATAC